AGAAAATTTCTTGCGGATATCGCCATACATCAGCAATTAAAACAGATGGAACATTGTGGACTTGGGGTTATAATTTGTATGGAAACTTAGGGTTATCTGATACTGCAACTAGATCAAGCCCAGTACAAGTTGGAACTTTAAATAACTGGAGTAAAGTTAGTTGCGGATATCACCTTACCGCAGCAATTAATTCAAATGGACAATTATGGACTTGTGGTTATAATTTTTATGGTCAATTAGGAATAGGCGAGTCATTTAATAGTAAATCAAGTCCAGTACAAGTCGGAACTTTAAGTAACTGGAGCCAAATTTTTTGTGGTAACCGTCATATAGCAGCAATCAAGACAGACGGAACATTATGGGTTTGCGGTTATAATGCTTATGGTCAATTAGGACTCGGAGATACTGCCAGTAGATCAAGCCCAGTGCAAGTCAGAATTGCAGCTAACTGGAGTAAAGTTGCTTGCGGAGCTGATCATATAATAGCAATTAACACAGACGGAACGCGGATTTGGGGTTTGAATAATTTTGGTCAACTAGGGTACAATCTTACTTCATACCGTGTTGATCTTAATCAAGTAGTGTCTTCTGCCAATTGGAGCAAATTCCCAACAGGCACTCAAAATACTGCGTGGGGTGCTGCTATCAAGTCTGATGGCAATTTGTATGCATTTGGTAATAATGCAGATTATTTGTTAACTGCAAAATCTCATTTTGATTATTCATCAATAAATCCGAGTGAAGTTAATTCGTCATTAAACGGAATTATTATTGCTGCGCCAGTTGTAATTGATGCTGCAATAGAAGCATCGTTTGGCGATAGATTTGGTTATTATATTAAATCAGATACTACGCTTTGGAGTTGGGGGTTAAATAGTTTTGGTCAAGTTGGTATTGATCCTGTTGTTCAAAAAGTTGTACTACCTTCGTATCCGGGGTTATATAATGCCACAACTTATACTAAATTTTCGAGTGGACTCTACCATACATTAGCGATCAAGACAAACGGAACATTATGGACTTGGGGTAATAATAGTTATGGTCAATTAGGAACTAACAATATAACAAATTATTCTAGTCCAGTGCAAGTTGGAACTTTAACCAACTGGAGTCAAGTTTCTTGCGGATATTATCACACATTATCTATTAAAACAGATAATACATTATGGGCTTGGGGAAATAATAGTTATGGTCAATTAGGATTATCTAATTTAACCCATAGATCGAGTCCAGTACAAGTTGGAACTCTATCTAATTGGAGTAAAGTTGCTTGTGGACAGTATCATACAGCAGCAGTAAACACAGACGGAACATTATGGACTTGGGGTCGGAATAGTTCTGGTCAATTAGGATTATCTGATACAACCGATAGATCAAGCCCAGTACAAGTCGGAACTTTATCTAACTGGAGTCAAATTGTTACAGGAGGTTATCATACAGCAGCGATTAAAACCGATGGAACATTATGGACTTGGGGTTATAATTCTTGGGGTCAATTAGGATCAGGAGATTTAACATTTAGATATAGCCCAGTACAAGTTGGCACTCTATCTAACTGGAGTCAAGTAGCGGGTGGCAGGCATCATATAGCAGCAGTAAAAACAGATGGAACATTATGGATGTGCGGTTATAATACTAATGGTCAATTAGGGTTATCGGATATAGCGAATAGAAGTAACCTAGTTCAAGTCGGAACTTTAAGTAACTGGAGTCGAGTCATCGGCGGCTTAACTTATACAGCATCGATTAAGATAGATGGAACATTATGGGCTTGGGGTAGTAATGCTGCCGGTCAATTAGGATTATCTGATCAAACAAATAGATCAAGCCCAGTACAAGTTGGTACTTTAAGTAACTGGAGTCAAGTTTCTTGCGGATATTATCACACATTATCTATTAAAACAGATAATACATTATGGGCTTGGGGAAATAATAATTTTGGCGGGTTAGGTAGATCTAGTTCTAACGTGTATTCCCCTATTCAAATATCGTTAAATACTGGTTGGTCTAAAGTCGTTGCTGGATTAACGTATGGATTATTTTTAAAAACTAATGGAACTCTTTGGTCTATAGGTAATAATAGTTATGGTCAATTGGGATTAGGAGATGTAACTCATCGTTCAAGTATAACGCAAATTGGTAATTTATCTAATTGGAGCAAAATTGCAGCAAGTAACTATCATTCTGTTGCTATAAAAACGGATGGAACTCTTTGGGCGTGGGGTTTAAATAGTTCCGGTCAATTAGGTCAGGAAAACTATACTAATACAAGTAGCCCTGTACAAGTCGGAACGCTAAATACATACGTTAGCGTTTATGCAATGGATAATACAACTTTGGCTTCACTATTATGACTTATAAAGTAACTGGAACAAAATTACAAACAAGATATATGTCTACGGCTATGTTTAAGGCAACTGGGAATATGTATGCTTGGGGGAATAATGATGCTGGCCAACTAGGATTATCTGATTTAACAAATAGAAGTAGTCCGGTACAAATCGGGACTGCATCTAACTGGAATCAAGTTGTTGTTGGATACCGACATACAGTAGCAATTAAGACAGACGGAACATTATGGGCGTGGGGTTATAATCTTTTTGGTGCATTAGGATTATCAAATACAGTTGCTAGATCAAGCCCGGTACAAGTTGGAACTTTAAGTAACTGGAGTAACGTTGCTCTTGGAAAGTATCATACAGCATTGATTAAGACAGACGGAACATTATGGGCTTGCGGTTATAATGGTCAAGGTAACTTAGGATTATCTGATTTAACAAATAGAAGTAGTCCAGTACAAGTTGGAACTTTAAGTAACTGGAGTCGAGTTGCTAGCGGGAGTGGAATGCACACAACCGCGATTAAAACAGATAACACATTATGGACTTGGGGTTTAAATAATACAGGTCAACTAGGATTATCTGATTTAACAAATAGAAGTAGTCCAGTACAAGTTGGAACTTTAAGTAACTGGAATCAAGTTTCTTGTGGATATAAGCACACAATAGCAAGTAAGACAGACGGAACATTATGGGCGTGTGGTTATAATAATAGTGGTCAACTAGGACTATCGGATACCGCGCACAGATCAAGCCCAGTACAAGTTGGAACTTTGTCCAATTGGAGCAAAGTTGCTGCTGGATATATGCATACAGCAGCGATTAAAACAGACGGAACATTATGGAATTGGGGATATAATAGTTTTGGAGGATTAGGGTTATCTGATACGGCTGACAGAAGTAGCCCAGTACAAGTTGGCACTTTAAGTAGTTGGAGTCAAGTTGCTGGCGGGGTATTTTATACAGCAGCGATCAAAACAGACGGAACATTATGGACCTGGGGGTATAATGGCAATGGCCAACTAGGATTATCAAATACCACCAATATATTCAGCCCAACGCAAGTCGGAACTTTAAGTGACTGGAGACAAGTTAGTGCTGGTCAGTATTATACATTAGCATTAAAAATAATATAAGGTTAAAAAATGGCATACACATTATTAAAAAACGAAAATATAATAACAGGTCCGAGAGATTGGCATCAAGCATATTTTGAACACTTTGTTTCTGAAGAATTAAATCAACGAGTTACTATAGAACATCCGCCAAGCGAACCATTAATTTTTAATGAATCTTTAAAATTAGTTCCAACGCAAATTGTTAATCCAACAGAACTTAATGACACATTTGATCAAATAGCTGGACCAAAATTCTATTATGATGAATCTAATAATCACATAGCAGAATTTTACGCGCAAGAATTTCCTATAGAATCTATAAAAGTTAATTTAAAAGCCGCATTGGCAAACTTACGTTGGATTAAAGAAACAACTCCGATTACAAGAGATATTAATGGAAAAATATTAACTTTGTATACTGATAGAGAAACTAGAGTAATGTATTCTCAAGCATTATTATTAACGAATGATGATTACTCTGCTGAATGGAAATTCCCAGAAGGGTTTTTTGTAATTAATAAAACTGATTTACAATTAATTGTAAATTCTATAATGACGCATATTCAAGATTGTTTTAATTGGGAATCTACAAAAACTGCTGAAATTAATGCTATTCAAACAACAGTTGAATTACGTGAATATGATTTAGAAAAAAAATAACACTTGACTTTTTGAACTAAGTATAGTAAAATTATGTTTTATTAAACTATTTAAAAAGGCCAATATGCAAAAAATTCATTTTATCTCAGGGTTGCCTCGTTCTGGAACAACCCTTCTTTCCTCCATTTTACACCAAAATCCAAATTTTGGAGCAAGTATTTCTGGTCCACTTGCTAGATTTACACGAGCTATTATTCAAGAAAGTCAATCACAGGGCGGATATAGATTCCAATGCCCTCCAGAAAAACGCAAAGAATTAATCCATTCTGTTACAGAAACTTACTATAAAGATTCAAATGACGTAGTGTTTGATACTAATCGAGGTTGGACTTATCTAACGCCGTTATTGGCTGATTTATATCCAGATGCAAAAATTATTGTTTGTATACGATCAATTCCGTGGATTGTAGATTCATTTGAAACTTTATTTGCTAAAAATCCATACGATGTTCCGTCTATGTTTCCGGAAGGAGCAGGAATGTCTGTTTACTCTAGAGCACAGTATTTAACAGACCCTAGTTCATTTGTTGGGTTTGCATATAATGGTGTTAAAGAAGCGTTATTTGGTGCAAAAAAAGAAAATGTTATGGTAGTGCAATATGATCAATTGGCTAAGAATCCTAAATTAGTCATGAAGAAAATTTATGAATTTATTGGAGAATCTTGGTTTGATCATGATTTTGATAATGTAGTTGGTGATTACGACGAATTTGATTTTGATATGAACATTAAAGGGTTACATCACGTTAGAAATAAAGTTCAATTTAAAGAACGTCAAACAATTCTTCCGCCAGATTTATTTAACCATTTAGAAGAAATGGATTTTTGGAAGAACATGAAATGATAGGAAAACCGAGAAGAAATGTTATAATACCAACTGAGTTTGGTATGATGATAGTAAACCGATTTGATTATAATCCTACAGAAAATTTTCCCGGAGTTGGATATCATTTAATGAACATGGGTTCAGAAAATATGGAATTAATGTGGATCTTACGCCAGTATCTTAAAGATAAAAAGTATCCTGCAGTGATTGATGTTGGTGCTAACATCGGCGCGTTCTCTGTCCAAGTTGCTGATGCAATTTTACCAGCAAACGGAACTGTGTATGCATTTGAACCGCAACGTCAGATCTATCAAATGCTATGTGGTAACTTAGCATTAAACAGCGTAGATAACGTATATGCGGAAAAAACTGCAGTCGGATCGTCTACTAAACCGATAACTGTACCTAAAGTAGATTATTATAAACCGGCTAGTTTTGGTAGTGTAGGTCTTACTGGAGAATTTGATGATGTTGGCCAAGATCTAGATTTTGGTAATGGCGAAATTGTTGATCAAATTGTTATTGATGAATACTTTAAAGATATAGAAAATATTTCTATTATTAAAGTTGATGTTGAAGGGATGGAACTAGACGTAGTTAATGGTGCTGTTGCTACAATTAACAAGCACAGACCACTAATGTATATTGAATATTATAAGCAATATAACGGTGCAACTGAACTAAAAACGTTAATTGAATCGTTAGGTTATAAAACTTTTGTTTTGGATATAAATTTTATTTGTGTTCCTGAAGAAAAATTATCATCATCGGAATACGAGTTTATTTTGGAATTGGAAAATAATGGCTACAGATTATGATGCAGTAAAGCAAACAGTTGATATTTTATCAAGATCGGATTTATTAGACGAAATAGTAAATTTAATGGAACTATTTGAAAAAAATAAAATAGTTCCTCTTGATATTTTAGGTTATGATTTATATAGTTATTCTTATGATAAAGCAAAAAGATTTGTTACTGCTATAGAATATGGCGAAAAAGCATTATCGCTATCTAAAGCTATTGAACAAACTGTAGCAATTAAGTCTAATTTAGCTAAAATTTATTTGTCAGCAAATAAGCCAACTAAATCTGTAGAATATTATGAATTTGTTATGGATAATATTCAAGATAATGATCGCTATCTATTAGATTATTCAGCTGCATTATTTGCGTGTAATAAAAAACAAGAATCTTATGATATTGTTAAATCAATGGAAGAAAATTTATGGAAATACGATCAACGAGAAGCGGATTCGATCTTATTTAATCTTGGAGTGCATTATATTCAAGATGGAGATTTTAAAAAAGGTATGGAACACCTTTACATTGGTAGAAAGTTAAATGTATTTGGATCATATTCTAAAGTTTGGGATATCCCTGAATGGAACGGTAAACCAAAACCAAATTTACATATATTAATAGTAGGTGAAGGCGGCATTGGCGACGAGATTATTAATGTTAGATTTGTAAAACATTTAAGAGATCTTGGTATGAAAGTTTCTATTATGACTACTCATAAAGTACATACAATTTACAATCATTTACCATTTGAAAAAATTATTGATATTTCAGACTATAAAAAAGAAGATTATGATTGTTGGACTCCAATGATGGCATTACCAAAAACATTAGGAATTGATGCTAACGATTTATGGTACGGCCCTTATTTACAAGCTAAACCTGACTATATTGAGAAACATAAATTATCTGGAGAATTTAAAGTTGGGTTGCGATGGGCAGGCAATCCAAGATATGATCATGAATTACATCGCAGCGTTAATTTAACAGAAGTTATAAATTCCTTACCAGAAGGCAATAACTGGAGTTTATATTCTATTCAACGAGATGTTGGGTTAGCGCAATTAGAAAATCATAATGAAGTTGTTGATTTGCAATTTGAGTTAAGTACATTTGAAGATTTACTAGGTGTAATCCATAACCTAGATTTAGTAATAACTTCGTGTACTTCAGTTGCACATGCAGCGGCTGCGCTAGGTAAACAAGTTATTATATTAATTCCTATCATGGAATATTATGTCTGGGCCGAAGGTAAACCAAATTCTAGTTGGTATGGAGAAAACGTAAGGTTAATTAGACAAGTTACTCCGGAAATTTGGAATGAAGTATATGACGAACTAAAAGCTGTATTAAAGGAAAAATATAATGTTTGAAACTGATAGTATAGATTATGAAATATTAAATGATGCTTGTGAATATATTTCAAAAAATAATATCTTTGGAAATATAATAGAGTTAGGGACTCGAAAAGGTGGATCTGCAATACTAATCGCAGATTCTTTAGAACGATTTGAAGATACTAATAGAGTATTTGTTTGTGTTGATCCTTACGGAAATATAGATTATGCTTCTAGCGATTTGCATTTAGCTATAAAATTTGATTATAATAATCGTATGAGAGACGAAACGATTCCTAATTTATTTTCTTATATAACTGATTTAGGATTTAATTTTCAATTTTTTAATTTAGAAGATACTGAATTTTTCTCTAGATATTCTGACGGTATTCCAGTGTATAATCAAGTTAAAACAATCGAATCCAACTATGCTTTAGTATTTATTGACGGTCCTCACTGTACAGATGCCGTATTGCTAGAAGCAGATTTTTTTATTCCTAGACTCTCTATGAATGGAATTATAATATTTGATGATATTCCATATTACGATCATCAACAAATTGAAGATAAAATGTTAACAGGCGGATTTGAAATATTTGCTATATCTAAACATAAAAAAGCCTATAAGAGAGTAAATTAATTATGAATAAAAGTATTTGTTTTGTAACTGCTGGATTAGAATTTAATGGTAATTCAGTTTACGAAAAAGCGTTAGGTGGGTCAGAATCAGCCTTGATCTATATGGCTAAAGAAACTGCAGCCTTAGGTCATGAAGTAACAGTTTATTGTAAATGCGATAAACCTGGAATTTATGATAATGTTGATTATCGACCATTAGAAAAATATATGGCAGATGATATTTCTCAATTTGATGTTGTAATTGTAAGTAGATTTACAGATTTTCTAGCAGTTCCATTAGATTCAAAACTTAACGTTCTTTGGTGTCATGATATTGATTCTAATAATTTTCGTGATGCTATGGGCGTAGCAGATAGAGTATTTTGTTTAAGTGAATATCATAAATCGTTATTTGTTAACAATTATACTATTGAACCAACTAATTATATTTGGAAAACTTCTAATGGTTATGATCAGTCAATTATAACAACAAAAAAATCATTTGAAGAAAAGAAAAATAATTATATCTATGCTTCTAGACCCGAACGAGGATTGAAATATCTACTTGAAAAAATATGGCCAGAAGTGTTAGATATTAATCCTGATGCAATATTACATTTATGCGGATATGAGCATACACTAGGAACTCCGGAAGAAGTTCAAAAAATTTATAATGAGGTTGAAGAATTATTAGAGTATTCAACTAATGTTAAAATGATAGGTAATTTACCTAAACGCGAATATTATGAATTACTTTCTAATTGCGCATACATGCTATATCCAACAGATTTTCCTGAAATTAGTTGTATTAATGCTATTGAAGCTCAATATAATGAATGTATGATTATTGCTACACATAATTTTGCATTATCAGAAACTGTTAAATCTCAAACTACAGTTAAATCAAAATACGATACACAAGAATATTTTGATGAATTTTTATCATTAGTAAAAAAATATCAAGATAAAGATTTGTATGATCAAGCTGTAGATAAGGCGCGAGTAGATATTGAAAAATATTCTTGGCAAAACGTAGCCAAATCTTGGAACAGAGAAATTGATTCTATGTTTAATAAAAGATTTGAAAAATATAAATCTAAAATTTTAGACCAGTTAGTTTATAATTCAGATATAGTAGCTGCTTATAAATTAACAGGAGATGAAAAATATAGAAAATTGTTAGATAATGCTGATTATTACAATAAAAATGTTGTATTAGTTAGAGAAGATTATAACTCAGACGAAGATTTTATGTTAGATGAAAGGGGTACTCATCTAATAAATTTAGTTGATGATATTATTAAAAAAGCTCCTAGTAAAAAATTAAAAATTGTTGACATAGGAAGTAATGATGGTGTATTATCATTACCATTACTGAAACGATTTTCTCTTAATATTTCAGAAATGACATTAGTTGATACTTATAAGCCTGTGTTAGATTTTGTTGAAAAAAAGTATAAATCTAAATATCCTCAATTAAAATTTATTTGCGATTCTGTATTTAATATTTTAAATTATGATATTAAACCCGATGTAGTTATTCTTGGCGAGGTAATGGAACATATTGAGGATACTGACGAATTTCTTAATACAGTAACTAAATTAGCTCAACTTGATACGTTATTTTATTTTACTACTCCAACAGGACCGTGGGATAATATGACAATGAATAAAGTAGAACTTAATCACGTTCATCATTTTGAAAGATCTGATATTAAACAATTATTAAAAAACATAGATTTTACTTTAATTCACTCATCTGCCAATGTGTTAGGTAGAAGAAACGAACCGTGTAGCAATATTTCTTTTTGGTTTAATTCTTCTAAAGGCGATAATATTGAATTTGGTAAAATTGATTATAACGAAAAATGGATGAAAACTAGACCATATAAATCTATTTCTGCTTGCATAATTGTTAGAAATGAAGAAGATAATATTTCTCGTTGTTTAAAATCGTTAGATGGATTTGTAGATGAAATTATTGTCGTTGATACCGGTTCTACTGATGATACTAAACGAATTGTTGAAAAATATACAGATAAAATTTATGATTTAGAATGGTTAGAAGAAGATGGGTTAGGTAATTTTTCTAGAGCTAGAAATTATTCTATTGATCAAGCATCTGGAGATTATATCTTTTGGATTGACGCCGACGAACAAGTTGAAAGTTGGAAAAATCTATTTAAGTACATTACTAGCGATTATTATGATGGTATGTTACTAAAACAAAAGCAATGTATGTCACTTGATTCTCATAAAATGGGTATTAACGTTGATGTGATGCACGATAGATTATTTAAACGAGGTAAAATTAGATTTACCGGTGTTGTGCATGAATATCCATCTAAAGACGGTGAGCATTTCTTAGGTAAAATGTTTTGGCAAGATTATGCTTGGATTTTACATTATGGTTTAGCTAATCATGAATTATTAAAAAGAAAATCTATAGGTAGAAATTCTGATTTAATTTATAAAAATGTTAGAACATATCCAGATAGAGTTTTTGCTAAACATTATATCTTAGTTGATTATTGGAGTAAATTTATAACAGATCATCCAAAACCTGACTTTACTTGGCTTGAACGCGGAATGGAGATGTGGCATAAAGAATTAAAAAATTGCGGCGATGATTGGACTATCAGATTATCTTTAGGTGTAGTGCAACATTTTTATAGTTATTGCGCTATCAATAATATCGCGTATAAAGGTAAATTACCAGAAAAATTAGCATTTCAAAATGTTAATGGCGAGGTTATTGAATTTTATGTCCTAGATGAAGAAACTGAAAGAGATTTCTTTTTTAAATATTTAAGTACATATAAAAGGTAAAAATATGCAAAATTTTATTCATTGTTCTGGGTTGTATAATAATTCAGAACAATTACAAATGTTAATGTCTTCAATGGAATTTGAACGAACATTATTTGGCGAAGAAATTATAAATTTCAATTATGTTCCAGCTGAATTACAAGAATTTTTTAAACATGAAATTAATTCTGATGTTACTATACAACAAGATACAGGTATTTTTAGAAAACCATCTGATATAATTCATGTAGAACATTTTTATCAGCATTCACTATGGTTAGTTGTAGTTGCAATGGAAGATACTGTGTTGACAATCCATGAACAAGATACCGTAAAAACTGTATTTGATGTTATAGATAAATTAGATACATTTATTGCGGATAATTGTTACGATCCTAGTAAATGGTCAACAGTTAATAGTATTAATTTAAAAAAGAATGATTACATTTATATTAGACCTTGGATCTGGTATAGTTTAGAACCAACTAAACTAACTCAATTATTTTTATTAAATGCAGTTTTACCTGAATGATGAAAATTTTAATAATGGGATTGCCTGGATCTGGTAAAACAACTCTAGCAACTGAGCTAGTTAAACTTTTAGATTCGGTTGAATGGTTTAATGCTGATATAATAAGAGAACAATACAACGATTGGGATTTTAGTACAGAAGGACGATTAAGACAATGTAGTAGAATGAAACAGTTAGCTGAAAATTCTAAATCTAATTATGTTATTTGTGATTTTATTGCACCTACTAACGAAATTAGGAAACTATTTAATGCAGATTTTACTGTATTTGTTGATACTATATCTGTTAGCAAGTATAATGATACTAATTGTCTATTTCATCCTCCTGTAGATTTTAATGTTAGAGTAGACAGTAAACATAGTGTTTACTGGTCTACACAAATTATCAAATACTTACAAACTATCAATAATATCAATAACGGTTTGGATCTTAGTTTGAATAATTTTATTACGCAAACTGAGATTTAGTCCGCGATGTATAGGTTTTGGTAGAGCAACTAAACTAAACCATCCCCATGCAATGTGTTCGTCGCTAAGAGTTGGAACAAATTCGTTTTCTACTAAACAGAAATATGTATGAAAATTAAAAACACTATCGTTAGATACAAACTTTTCTAATGGTAGTGTTTTTTTAATGATTGGAAGAAAACCAATTTCTTCTTCTATTTCTCTTGTAAGACCTTGCCATGGATTTTCGTTAGCAAGGTTAGTGCCACCAACTAATCCCCAAGTACCTTGGTGTTTACCTGAGGATTTTTGAATCAAAAGAAATCTATGAGTAGCTTGTGAGTATATTAATGCACCACTGCAAATTATTTGATCTTTTACAATTCCAGTCGCCATTTAGTTGTCCTATAGAATCCTTCAAAACTTTTAGTCCAAGACACACCGTTCCACATAAATTGTATACCATTCATTAAATTTGTTTGCCATATTATAGTGTCAGTCTCGTTAACTGAATCAAATATAATATGCCAACTGCTACCGTTCCATTCAACTATATCATTAGCATGTGCGATTAAATCATCTTCGGATGTAGATTTCCATGCTAGCGCACCATCAGTATTATCAACTGAACCGATATCTTCAATTATTAAATATCGAGTGCCTGTTCTAAGGTCGTAATCGTATGGATTAAATGTATACGGATTAATAATTGCATCAAATGTTCCAGGTGACAATCTATTACATGTTGATAAATTAAAATAAGTAACGTCTGATTCTAAATAACCTTGACTATCAATCAATGTGTTACGTCTTAATGTATCTTCGTCCCAATTAACATTTAAAATAGTTTCATCGTCTGTATTTGCAGTTAATGTACCAACTATTTCAACTCCACCAAGCTGCGTTACGATAATTCTACTAAATCCAGGTATGAACTTTTTAGGATATTTTTCAAATAATTCTGCCCATTTAACTTCCATTCCAAACCTATCAGGTATTTCATACGGTGATTCTTCATATTCAACATTATAATTAGGATCTAGTAACACTACTTGATTATTATAAATTTCAACTGAATAATCTTCAATTACTGTAACTATATCTGTTAAAAACGCAGCACCAGCATCGGTAAACTTTGAAGATGGGTCTAAATAATCTGATCCAAAAATTGGTTCACTAAGGGTAGTATTACCGTCAAATAATCCAGTAATAATTTTTGTAATTACTCCTAATTGTTTAACTTTAGCAGGCGGACTAATCCATATCGGAGTAGCAAAAGTTAACGTTGCAATGTCAATTGGGGTATCAGTTCCTACAGGAATTGCTTTACTAGACCATGCTACACTTTCTAAATAAATTACAGATAAGCTTGTCCAGTCTAAATAATTATCAGTAGTTTGAATATCTAAACTAGGATTAAACAACATTAATATTTGTTCTAATATTTGAAGTTTTTGGTCTGTGTTTGCAGTCCATATGTCAACTTTAAAAGTTAACTTAAATGGAGTTGGCATTAGTCGTTCAACTGTATATTGTCTACCTCGATTAGATGTATACTTATTAGATGCCTTGTCAACATCTCGTTCACGAACTAATACTTTGCTAACAAACGTTGAATCTGCTAATCGATCTTTGTCTAAGTCTAAACTATGTATATACACGCTTATTTTTGGAACTGAGTTAATTGTATTTTCAGAATTTTGTCGAATAATACTAGTAGCCTGTCTGTCAGCATCACCGTATGCTACTGGTACTCGATGTAATGTTCCATCGCCATATCGCACTGAGAATTCACTAAAAAGCCTAATTGTTTGAGTGATATATCTACGTATAGCACCGTCATAAAAATGTTGCATTACTTTCTCCTATTTCAGTATTTAGTACTGCACTTCTTATGAAATTAAAAATCAGCACGAGGTTTAAGTACTTTAGATATGCCTTGACGTTCAGCCTCTCTGTAAGTAAATAAACTAACTCGCCACGCGCCGTCGTACGGAATTGTTACTTGCAAATTATCAACTTCTGGTAAATTAATTCTAATTTTAGCAACACCGTTTACATCGTACGATTCTAATAAATTTTCAAAATCATTAACTACAAACTCTAATCTAGTAGTATCAAATTTTAATACAATGTATGGTGCAGTTATTTCAAAATCAATATTAGTATCAAGTAAAATTGCACCAACAGCTACTCTTACGTAATCAGTTGCAATTTCATCATTATATGTAAATTTGCTGTTATTAATAAAGCTAACTCGTCTAGTGTGTCTAGTATCAGTGTTAGTTAATGTCATTCTGACTGCATCTTCTACTTTATGCCATTTACGGCCGTCAAATCTAAATAATCGATTTGGAACAAAATCTAATCTTAAAAAGAAATCATCTTTTGCTACGCTGGTAGGAAACTCAATTCCCTGACCAAATACATAGCCATTATACGGATAACCGTCACCTACTAAAAATCCAGTATAACCAGTTCGCAATGGTATTGCATTAAGACTACTTGCATTTACATTAGATTCGCCGTTAATTAATTGACTTTGATAGTTAGCAGTGTACACATCTGAATCTACAGTAATTAACTCTGTTCTACCAGTTACCGGATCAGTTGCTAATGTATAAAATTGTCGAGTTTCGTATCCGCATTTAGGTGCGTCGATTTCAGCTTGACTTACGATTGCATCGTTTATTTCTAATTCTTTTTTACGGGTACTTAATAAATCACGTAACGCATACGGTGCGTCGTCGCCTGCAGGTTGGTCAAGTATATCTGCATACTGTTGGCTGTCTGCAATCTTTTTAAGTTTTATTCTATACAAATGCGGATACCATGTTGCGCTATATCCTTCACTAGCACGGCCAACATCTTCAATAACAAAAAATCTAGGAACACTAACGTCAAAATCATTTAATGCAAAATCGTCACGTAAATGAGGTAACTCAATAACATCACCGTCTAATGGTTTGCGACCAATCGTTTCAATAAAGTCGTTAATATGTACAGTCATAAACACTGTGTCGTTATCAATAAACAAACCAAATTGACTTAGATTAAAATCTAAATTTTGAACTTGGTAATGGCCTCTAAGACGGTAAATTTCTGGTTCGTATTTGCGATCACGAGTTTCTAAGAACAATAAATCTTGAATATTTGTTTCTTTTACTACATCATAAATTGGCTGATCAGCAGTTCCTTCTTCTTGTATCTTAGGTCCTAAATATTTATGAAGGTGTACATCAGTACAACCAACTTGAAACATTCTTGATATCTGGCGATCGATAAATCTGTAATTATTTCCTTTCTCAGGTTTGTATAAACTTAATCTGGGCAAAGTACTTCTCCTTGAGTGTTATCATATTTATCTTACGATAAATATAGTAGGAGAACTATTATGTCTGACGAAACAACATCATTGATAGAAAGAAACAAAGTATTTGAATATGTGCAAGCTATGCTAGGTTCGGGTATGATTGATCTGGACCTCGACCCTATTCATTACGAAACTGCATTAGACAGAGCATTAACTCGCTTTAGACAGCGCAGTCCAAATGCTGTAGAAGAAAGTTACAGCTTTTTAGAGTTAGTACAAGATCAAAACGATTATCGATTACCTGATGAAATTATTGAAGTACAGAGTGTATTTAGACGTGCGATTGGGTCACGTTCTGGAATAGGTGCAGGTGGTACATTATTTGAACCGTTTAACTTAGCGTATACTAACACGTATATGATGAGCGGTAGTATGATGGGCGGCCTTGCAACATACGAACTATTTGCAGGATATCAAAAATTAGTTGGTAAAATGTTTGGTAGCTATATTGAATTTAAATGGAAACCTACTAGTCATGTGTTAACAATCCTACAACGTCCATTTGCACAAGGTGAACAGATTTTAATTAAATCACATAACTTTAGACCTGACTTTGTATTGCTAACTGACATTTATGCTAAACAATGGTTACGTGATTATACACTCGCTACTTGCAAGATTATGTTAGGAGAAGCACGTAGCTTGTTTTCAACTATTGCAGGCCCAGGCGGCGGTATTACATTAAATGGTAACGATATGAAATCTGCAGGCAAAGAAGAACTTATTGCTCTTGATAAAGAGTTAGAAACGTTAATATCTGGCGGGACAGGTTATCATTTTATAATAGGATAAGTTGACATTTTTCTAAAATTAGTGTATAATACAATTTTAGGAGAATAATATGATAGTTGGTATTGTAGGAAATATAGGTGAAGGTAAAGACACTATTGCAGATTACTTAGTTAATCAACATAACTTTACACGTGAAAGTTTTGCAGGTACATTAAAAGATGCAGTTTCTGCTGTGTTTGGATGGGACAGAACATTGCTCGAAGGCCAAACTACCGAATCGCGAGCATGGCGTGAACAAGTTGATCAATGGTGGGCAGATAAATTATCTATACCAATGCTAACCCCTCGATTAATTTTACAACTCTGGGGCACTGAAGTATGCAGAAGAAGTTTTCATGATGACATTTGGATTGCTAGCTTAGAAAACAAATTGAGAAACATCAACACTAATGTTGTTATTAGCGATTGTAGATTTCCAAATGAGTTTGCTGCTATTAAAAACGCAGGCGGTATAATAGTTCGTGTAACACGAGGACCGGAACCAGACTGGTATCAATATGTTAATGGTGCGTTATCTGGTAACATAGATGATATCTTAATGTTAAAAGAGTTTGGTATCCATGAAAGTGAGTGGGCATGGTATGGATTAGCTGTAGATTATACTGTTGATAACAATAGTACACTTAATGCATTATACGCAAAAGTAACAGAAATAGTTAAGATATAACGCCATTATTTTACATTTTCCTATAAATACAGTTAGAACTTGTATATATGGAGATTATAATTATGGCTCAACTTAGTTCACCAGGCGTAAGTGTAGAAGTATCAGATGAGAGTTTCTACACTTCATCAGCTCCCGGTACAGTACCTTTAATATTTATTGCTACTGCTGCAAATAAATTAAATAGTGCAAAAACTGGACTAGCTCCAGGAACAGTAAAAACATCTAAAAAATACGGCCAAGTATTTAAAATTACTAGCTCAAAAGAATTAACCGATACATTCGGACAACCAGTTTTTAAAACTGACACAAGCAATAATCCAGTTCACGCTGGAGAACAAAATGAATATGGTTTACAAGCTGCTTATAGCTATATGGGCGTAAGTAGCGCGGCATATGTAGTTCGTGCTGATGTTGATTTAGATCAATTAAAACCACTTTCTGCAGAACCTGCAGGTGTACCTGCAAACAACACATTTTGGTTAAACACGATTGCAACCCATTGGGGTATGGCAGCATGGAATTCAGATCCGTTAAGCACTGCAAGTGGTCAAAAATTCTCAACCATTACTCCAACAGTTATTACAAATACAGCACATGTAGATTTATTTACATCTAACTATGCGCCATTGCAAAGTTTTGGTTCAACTGGAACATACGCAATTTCTGCAGTTTCGAGTTTAATTTCGTATTGGTATAAATCATCTACAGCATCTTTAGGTGCTGGCAACTGGGTTCTTGTTGGATCACCTGAATGGAAAGGAAGTATCCCTACTATTCAAGGCAACAACACTGTAGTCGGTGCTAATACATTTTCAAATTCAGGAGCCGATTCTGATTCTCTTCAAATTAATGGGCATGCTGTTACTGGTTTTACATCGTTAGACACCTTAGTAACTGCAATTAATGCAGTAGGTACAATTACTGATGCCGGAATTAAAGCTGCAAATGTTGGTAGCACATTAGTAATTTACTCAACTGGTGAAGATGTTAATCTTGTTAATTCAACAGCTGCAACTTTAGAAACACTTGGTATTTCAATAGCTAATGCAACTAAATATATTGCTCCGTTATTGACCATTTCATCGTCTACATCAGTACCAACATATAAACGTAAAGATGCTGATAATGTAGATACAGTAATCGGTGCTCCGACTGGCTCACTTTGGATTAAATCAAATTCAGTAAATGGTGGTTCAAATTGGGTAATTCAAAAATACGAAACTGCATCATCAACCTGGATTACTAAATCTGCACCATTATATGCAAATGGCGCAGCGGCATTACACGGCATTGATTCAACCGGCGGCGGCATTAACATTGCTGGAAATTCAGTATATGTAAAATTTAATGATTCCGAAACTGCAGTTCCGGTTGCAACTTTTAAAGTATATCGTCGTAAAGATGTATCAGCTACTTCAATTACATCTGCAACAATTACTAGTGATAAAATAGCTTCAGGTAGTTATACTATCGACATTCAAGAAAGTGTTATCAGTTCGGCAATGTTGTCAACTAGTGAAGAATTAGTATTTGAAATTCCAACATTTATTAGTAACACTACTGAAGCAGAAAAGGTTACGTTAATTATTGATGCTATTATGCAACCAATTAACGCAAGACTTAACACTGCAGTCTCTGCAGTTCGAGTTGGCAATAGAATTACTATTTCACATGAACACGGTGGTGATATTGAATTTAATGACGTAAACGGATTGTTATTGTCGTTGTTTAGTGTAACTGCAACTGCTAATTTTTATCACCATGCAAGCTCACAACTTGCCGGCAATACAACCAAATATATTGCAACATTATGGTCAGAACACGGCGCTACTAACGACGTCTCGTTTATTACAGCAAGTAACACGGTATTAACCGGCGGCGCAGTTGATGGGTTGTTATGGTATAGTGCAAATATTGATGACGTTGATATTATGGTTAACCATAATAAAAAATGGAAAGCATATCGTAGTGTAGACCACGGAACCGGACCTGCTAGAACTGACCCAAAAGGTCCAATTGTTTCTGCATCTAAACCAACTACACAACAGGACGGCATTACTAATTTAGTCGACGGTGATTTGTGGGTTGATACATCAGATTTAGAAAACTATCCTGCGTTATACAAATATATTAATTTTGAAAAGAAATGGGAAAAAGTTGACATCACTGATCAAGTTACCGAACACGGTATTGTATTTGCTGATGCAAGATGGAGTACTTCTGGTTCAGCAAGAACACCTGCTGCAATTACTGCATTATTAGGTGGTAATCTTGATGACTTTTCACAAGCAGAATTAGACGCAGCTGACTTTGTTGACTTTGATGCACCAGATCCTGCATTATATCCAAATGGTATGTTGTTGTGGAATCTTCGCAGAAGTGGTTACAATGTTAAAAAATTACATAAAGATTATGTTAACACTAACGCGCTTAATGTAAGATTTAGTAGCGAAACAATGGCTGATTACTATCCACATCGTTGGGTTTCTGAAGCTGCTAATTTAGCAAACGGTGCAGGCGCATTTGGTCGCATGGCACAACGTGGTGTAGTAGTTCAAGCATTGCAAGCATTAGTTAACTCAAATCAACAAATTCGTGAAACAGAAGTTAGAGAATTTAATTTAATTGCTTGTCCTGGTTATCCTGAACTTGTAGGTGAAATGAAAATTTTAAACTATGACAACGGTATTACTGCGTTTGTTATTGCTGATACTCCTGCAAGATTAACACCCGATGCAACTTCTTTAGAAAATTGGGGAAGTAACGTTGCTGGTGCAATTGAAGATAACGATAAAGGATTAACAACTGCTGATCCGTACTTAGCGTTCTTTTATCCGTGGGGTTTATCAAGCGACAACAGCGGAAATAACATTGTTATTCCACCAAGTGCTATGATGTTACGTACAATTGCATTAAATGATGCATCAAGTCATCTATGGTTTGCACCAGCTGGTACGTCTAGAGGTGTTATTAACAATGCAACATCTGTTGGTTATGTTAATACATCAGGCGAATTTGTAACAGTGGCATTAAATTTAGGTCAACGTAATACGTTAGCAAAAGTTAAAGTTAATCCACTTACTTCAATCGTTGGTTCAGGGGTTGTTAACATGGGTCAATTTACTCGTTCATCGGTAACAAGTTCATTAGATCGTATTAACGTTGCTCGTTTAATTGTGCAATTACGCAGACAATTTGCAAAACTTGTAAGACCGTACTTGTTCCAACCAAATGATAGTTCAACACGTAATCAAATTAAATATGCTGCTGAAAGCATGTTAATTGATTTAGTGGGACAACGTGCATTATATGATTTTGCAGTAGTATGTGATACTTCAAATAATACTCCAACAAGAATTGATAATGGTGAAGTGTATTTAGACGTTGCAATTGAACCAACTAAAGCTGTAGAATTTATTTATATCCCGTTACGTTTATTAAATACGGGTGAAGTTAAAACATTAGGAGCAAGATAAAATGCCAGGATTTGCATCTTTAACAAATTTCTCAGTACCTACCACATCTAGTGGTGGGAATAGTGGGTTACTAATGCCGAAATTAAAATATCGGTTTAGAGTAATGTTTGACGGGTTTGGATCACCAGAAAACGACACTGGTACCGAATTAACTCGTCAAGTATCTGAGGCAGCAAGGCCTACTTTAACGTTTGACGATAAAACTATTGATGTATACAATAGTACAATTCATTACGCAGGCAAACCTAAATGGGGAGCAATTAGCATTAAAATTCGTGATGATCAATCTAACGTAGTTAATAAACTAGTTGGCGAGCAAAATCAGAAACAATTTGACTTTTTTGAACAAAGTTCGGCTGCTGCTGCAGGGTCTTATAAATTCAAAATGACAATTGAAATGTTAGATGGCGCAAACGCTGATAACTTCTCAGATGTTAACATTTTAGAATCGTGGGAATGTTATGGTTGTTACTTAGTGTCATCAACTTACAATGCACTAACATATGGTGACGCAGGATTTATGACAATTGATTTATCAATTCAACCTGATAACTGTGTACAACTTGTTGGTGCTGATAGCTTTGGTATTGGTTATGAAACTACTGATAGAGCAGCACTTGAAGGCGGCACACAAACTGTTGTTGCTGGCGGTTAAGTTTAACGCATTAATAAAAAGCCCGCACTGCGGGCTTTTTTATGACTAAATTTTAAACTGCGTAGTTTATTAAAAGGATAAATATATATATGTCATTTGCACCTAACGAATATTTAACATCTAATCCCACTGAAAATCTTCGGTGTCGTCAACATGCCTCTAAAACTTTTGTTACTGATCAATTTAGATTACTACCTAAAGATAAATTTTTATTTCATGTTGCGTTTAACATTAATTGGCAAGGAATTAATCCAACAACTGTTGAAGCTAAATTATTACACACTCTTAAAAATGAAATTAATTTATTAGTTAAATCGATCGATCTTCCTACATATACAGTGTCAGCCGAAACATTAAACCAATATAATAGAAAACGAGTAGTACAATATCAGCACAAATACAACGATGTTAAGGTATCATTTCATGATGATAATATGGGTCTTATAAATCAATTATGGCAAACATATTACAAATATTACTATAACGATCCTACCGTATCTAGTAAAAAAGGATCATATATTAAAAATGCAATGAAAGAATCTTCATATATAACTAGTCCATATGGTTTTATGGGACGGGTTAAGCCATTTTTTAATTATATAATGATTTATCAAATGTCTAGACACGAATATGTTAGTTATAAACTTGTTAACCCTCTTATTACACATTGGGGCGGCAACAATTTAGCATATCATTCAGGCGAGTCGCACAGCTTTGAAATGACATTAGCATACGAGGCAGTATCATATGGTACTGGCTATGTTAATGATGGGCAAATGGAGGATTTCTTATCTTCACATTACGACTTATCTCCGTCAACATTAACTAGTAGTTATCCTGCTAACAGTGGGTCGTATCCGGCATTTGCAAAATCTAATTTTAGTCTATCTAATGCTATATCAGCAGCAGCTTCATCATCAGCAATTAATGCTGCCGGCGCAACTACAATCGGATCAACGACTGGACTAACAACTGGCTCAACTGCAAAAACAAGTATATCAGGTGTTTCAATACCTGTAAGTACTACCGGAACTACTAATACAGTTGGATCACCAATAACAACTAACACAGGAACATTAGTTAAACTATGAACTTAAATGCATTTTCATCCGACACTAATTCAGCAGCTGCTGAAATTAAACATTTTTTTGATAAGTCGTATACAACTGATGTATCATTTCCTTGTGAAGAGATTGACGCAGTTATTGGGTTTTTTCAAAAAAGAAACTTTGATGCTAACAGTGCAAAAGCAACTGCGATTGTATTTTTAAATAGAGCAAGAACAGAAGAGGTACATGTGTTTACATTACTAGACTCGCTTAAACAATTGCCAACACTACAATTAAACCAAATAGTTGCACAGATCTTAAATTCTTACAGAGATCCTACTAGTTTATTAGGATATCGTGTTAAAGTTAATGATAACGAATACGAGTCGAGAAATATTTTAGTATGAGCAGTCGAAAATTTGCTAAAGGCAAATACGTCCCTAAGAATCCAGGAAAATATGTAGGAACTAAGATTCCATATTATCGAAGTTCTTGGGAAATGAGCTTTATGCAATTTTGTGATTCAAATCCAAGTGTTCAAAAATGGGCAAGTGAGGCTATTACTATACCGTATCGAGACCCACTTACTAATCGTAATACAATTTATCTACCAGATTTTTTTATCCAATACGTAGATAAAAACCATCACATACACAACGAAGTAATTGAAATAAAACCAGCAAGTCAGCATATACTTGAACGTGTTGGTAAAAACAAATACAATCAAGCACAGTTTATTAAAAATCAAGCCAAATGGGCAGCAGCTATTATTTACTGCAAACAAAATGGTCTTAAATTTAGAGTAATAAACGAAAATGATTTATTCCATAACGGTTCTAAATAACTTAAATAGTATACTATAAGAGGATATACTATGACAAAAAAGTTAGAGGAACTCCTAAATTTACCAGAAAGTAAAACAATCATAAAAGAAACAGAAGTAGCAATCCCTGCGCCACCGGTACCAACTCCGTTATTCCGCGATATAGCCGAATTTGATAAAATTTCAGCTGCATTACCGCAAGTAAAAGGGTTAGGCGATGTTAGTGATTCTGAATTTGATGCATTAGCACAACGTGCAACTGATGCATATGATGACTTAATGGATTTAGGTATGAACGTTGAGGCTAGATATAGCGGGAGAGTATTTGAAGTAGCAGCTAGTATGCTTAAGAATGCAATCGATGCTAAGTCGGCAAAAATTGATAAGAAACTTAAAATGATAGAACTTCAACTTAAAAAGCAAAAGTTAGATAGCGATAATCACGCAGAAGATACTGGTGTTAATATTGCAGGTGAAGGATTTATTGTTACAGACCGAAACAGTCTTATTGAAAAATTAAAGAATATGAAATAAATATAATATCAAGGATATATTATGAAATCGTTTAGACAGCATTTATTAGAATCAAAACAAGTTTATGAATTTAAAATTAAAGTTGTAGGAGAACCTACATCAGAACAAATTGATAAACTTAAAAGTGTATTGGAAAGATTTACAGTTGAATCTTTTTCAGAAGGCACTCGCACACCAATCCAGGAAACACAAGTTGATTTTCCTGAACACCACAATACTAATACTACATCATTTGATGTTACGTTAACTTATCCAGCAACTAGTTTTCAAGTAAGCCAACTTGCTGCTAATGCACTAGGTGTAAGTGAATGTTGTATTAAAGTTAGAAATAACAAAGAAGTAGAAGAATACGACATTAATCACAAATATGATCAGCTTAATGACAGCAAAGCATTGATTGGATCAGATTACGATAAAGAAAATAATCAACATCTAACAGGGCAGTCACATGTAATGAGTATGCTAAAAGAACTTAATAAAGTTAAACATCAAGGTACTCAATATAAAGGAGTTAACGATCAACTATTAGCAAAAAAATCGCATGTTGAAAAATCAGCACCATCTGCTAAAACTAATACATCAATTGGAACAACTAGTGCAATTGGTTCTAAAAAAATTACATTGCCAACTGCAAACTTAGGGAAATAAAATGGATTTTAAAAAATTAATGCAAACAATGCAAGAAATTGATGAAGGGCGTGAACCAACAATTGACGAATGTGGTATGGATATGCCTGCTGCTATTATTCAAGGCGGAGCACCGGCTGACGAATCATTAAATATGAATGTTACTATTAATAGTAAAGGCGCTGACGGTATTCGCGATTTAATGGATATCTTAAAAGGAATTAGTAGTGACTCGCATCATGAGCCTATGGATGAACCAGACGACGACGCTGAGATCGTAATCGGTGACAGCTTTGGAAATGAAGTAGACGGCGACAGCGGGCAGCACACTTATGGGATTGACACTGTATTACACCAAGGTGATAAAAAAGACGGTGAAGCACGTAAAGTAAATGGTGGTGGCCAGCCACAACCGCATTTTGAATCGTTAGTTCAACATCTTGCTGCGTTGTACGAAGATATTAAATCTCGCAAGTAACAACTACTTTTAATAATCATAAAGCGGACATTATGTCCGCTTTTTTTTGTAAATACATATACGACAAAGGATTATTATATGGCTAAAAGTTTAGATGGGGTTTTAACTAAAAAAGCTCACAAAACTGAACGATTTGAAGAGCAACACATTATTGATTTACAAATGTGTTCTGACCCCGAGGATGGATATCTTTATTTTTCAAGATATTTCTTCCATATTCAACACTCAGTAAAAGGGAAATTGTTATTTCAACCGTTTGATTATCAAGTTAACTTGTTAAACTGTTATCATGCACATCGGTTCAATATTAATATGCTACCACGCCAAAGTGGTAAAACTACATGTGCATCTGCATACTTATTATGGTTTGCAATGTTTCATCCGGATCAAACTATTCTAATTGCAGCGCACAAATATACAGGTGCACAAGAGATTATGCAACGTATACGATATGGGTACGAATTATGTCCAGACTTCTTACGTGCTGGCGTTATTAGTTATAATAAAGGTTCTATGGAGTTTGATAACGGATCACGTATTGTAAGTCAGACTACTACAGGTACAACTGGACGGGGTATGTCTATCTCGTTATTATATTGTGACGAGTTTGCGTTCCTACAACCTAATATTGCTGAAGAGTTTTGGACTTCTATATCACCTACATTAGCAACTGGTGGACGTTGTATTATTACGTCCACGCCAAATAGTGACGAAGATCAATTTGCTACTATATGGAAGGAAAGCCAACAATATTTTGACGAATTTGGTAATGAAAAAGATGACAAAGTTGGTATTAACGGATTTTCTGGATTTAGATCAGATTGGTGGGATCATCCAGATCGTGATGAAGTATGGAAAC